ATTATTTGCAGAAAATGAAAAAAGATGTTACGATTGGATAAAAGAAAACAAGCCCGAATTATTAACTAAAAACAAATTAAATAAATAAAACTATGGAAAAGAAAATGAATAAATTAGAAAAATACTGCTTTGATTTATCAGTAGAGATAATAGGTAGTGATTTAAATGACGCTAATAGAGTTGCAAGTATATTATATGATGAATTTACAAAAGATAATATCATTAAGCAAAGATTAAAAAATATTTTAACCCTTAAAAACTAAAAATTATGACACTACAAGAAATGTTAAAGAGATTCGAAAATGGCCCAGTAAAAGACCATATCGACAAATTAAGAAAAGAACAGAACATACCTAAAATAAATATAGATCAGTTTATAAAAGACACTGAATTATTTATGGAACGAATGGATCAAATAAAAAAATATAACTAACTAAAAACAAATAAAATTATGGAAGAATTAATAACAATGATAGGTGAATTACAGCAAGAAAAATTACAAAGATTTTTAATGGAATGTAAAGCCACCAATTTAGAGGACTTTATAACATTTTTGTACAATCTTAATGAAGATAAGATACAAGAAACTATAAAAATATTAGAACAAATAGAGAGTGAAAATAATGTCCTTTTGTATTCAGAATTAAATAACTTAAATAAATAAAATTATGGAAAAAGAAATGTCAGAACTACTGATCAGTGTTCAAGAACAAGCACGATCACTATCGCAACAACTAAAATGGTATAATCACTTTGTAGATTATATAAATCAAGTAAACTCCAACTTATACAATGAGGGTTGTGAATATGCAGATAACTGTGAAGACTCTTAAATATGGGAGAGTTTTGGAAAACAATAGGAGACCTAGGAATATACTTCGTAGTATTTTATGTATCACTATTTGTGTTAATATACACAAGAGGTGTATTTCTTCTGATCATAGATATAATAAATAAATTAATTAAAATTAAATAAAATGAAAATAAAAACAAAAGCACTAGCCAGAAAACTAACCAACGATAAACTAAAAGAAATATATGGAGAAGAGGCCATATGGAAAGAAACTATAGATGAATTTCAAGGGTTTGTATATAAAGATGAAGTAAAGTCAGATGCAGATCTTCTTTTTAAATATTTTTTACAAGAAATACACGATCATATAAAATACCCATTTAAAGAAGGAGAAACTTATTATACTATAATAAAGAGTGGAAAAAGATACGATATACAAGAGAATGTTTGGAATGATGTGAGTGAAGAAATGTACAGATCACATCCTGATACCAAGTTTTTTGAAAAAGAAAGCCAAGCATATAATTACATATCTCAACTAAAAAATGAAGAACAAATAAATTTATTAAAAAATGCAGAAAAAGATAGATAATTCAAAGTTAACAAAGGCAATTAGTCCTAGTAAAAACTTATCAAGTTCAGTTTGTTCAGACTACCTTAATGAATTAAAATTAAAAAGATTGTTAACAAGATCTTTAGAAGATCAAGAAACAATAGATAATTTAAAAGGAAAAAAAGGGTTCGGTAAAACAAACTACATGGTACTAAAACAAGCCAGGGAAATGATAGATATGAAAGTGCAAAGATTAGATAGGGATAGGATCAGTCTTTATTTGAAAAAAATAGAGAATAAAAAACCTATGTCTAACTGTATTTTGCTGATAAAAAAAGAAAGCAATAGATGGTAAAGTAAAAAAAACTTTCATAAACTGTTGTGAAAGTGAAAGATTATTATTATTATTGCTATAAATTAGTTTAATTTAAATAAATAAAATATGTCAAACTTAAAAACAATAAACATCAAAGGAAAGAGTTATGTAGAGGTTTCAGAAAGACTGAAATACTTTAGAAATAACTACAAAGATTATTCATTAACAACACAAATTATAGAATGCACAAGCGATCAGTGTGTAATGGTGGCAAATGTTGTAGATCCTAGTGGCAGGATTGTGGCTACAGGACATGCACACGAAACAAAAAACTCAAGCTATATTAATAAAACAAGTCATGTGGAGAATTGTGAAACATCTGCTTGGGGTAGAGCTTTAGCTAATTTTGGTATAGGTATTGACTCATCTGTAGCTTCTGCAAATGAAGTTCAAATGGCTATAGCACAAGAATCTATAAAACCAAAACCAAAGGGTAAGAAAAAAATGACTACCAAAATATTTGAGGCCATGCTTAAATCTATTGCAGACGGGCATCCCGATCTTGTAAAGGAGCATATGCACAAATATGATATGACTAACGCACAGAAATCAACCTTAGAAGAACAACTGTAATATGTATAAAGAAGATATAGAAAAGTTTCGTTCAGACGAAAACTATTACGGAGATTTTAAATATATTACTAATTCTCAATTAGGATTACTTGCAAAAAGTCCAGCTCATTATGATCATTATCGTAACAACCCTGATCTAAGGCCTGAGACAAAAGCCTTAAAGTTTGGTAGAGCTTTTCATTTATGTATGTTGGAGCCTAAAAAATTTGATAAGCAAGTTGTTGTAGAGCCTAATGTAAATAAAAGAACTAAAGAGGGTAAGGAAATCATATCTAAATTTATGGAGGATAATATTGGCAACACTATACTAACTCAAGATGATTTTGATTCATTAATAGGAATGAGAAATAGATTATTTTCTTCTCATGAATGTATGGATCTATTATCTGGTGGAGTGTCAGAGTTACCTCAAGCTTGGAAGGATAATGATGTGGATGTTTTATGTAAATGTAAAGCAGATTATTGGAACGATAAAAATAAAACTTTGGTTGATATAAAAACAACCATGGATGCTAGTCCAAATGGATTTAAGTATTCTGTAAAAAAGTATTCCTATGATCGTCAGTCCGCATATTATTCTGATGGCTTTGGTGCTGAAAGATTTATATTTATTGTTATAGAAAAAACACCACCTTATAATCTGGGTATATATATATGTGGGCCAGAGTTATTAGAAACAGGTAGGGATAAGTATAAATTTTTATTACAAGTTTATAAAAAGTTTTTTATAAATCAAGATCAAGATCCTTACGAATATATTCACCAAGAAATAATTTAAAACAAAAACTATGAATACACTAACAAGAACAATGAAAGAAAACAAAGTTACTAGGAAAGAGATTAGTAAAATAACTGGACTATCTTTACCAACATTAAGAAAGTATTTAAAGTCACCTGAACTTTTTCCATGTAAGAATGCAAATCAAATAATGAAAAAACTAAAAACCGAAAACTATGAAGAAACTTTTAGAAAGTTATTTAACATTAAAGGATGATATATTGGTAGAGAAATTTAACAGTTTAGTAACTGTTGTTGGGGATGTTTACAAGATGCCACCCAAAGAACTTATGGTTACATCTGGTAGAAAAAGACTGATCGTTCAAGCAAGAAATATGGTTTGCAGTATAATGAGATCCTGCTTTGATTTATCACTAGATGAGATAGCTGAAAGGCTTGGTTATAAATCACACGCATCCGTTATACATGCTTTAAAAATGCACGAAATGGATCTAAAGTTTAGTAGATCTTACAGTAAAAAATATCACTCTATTATGGAGTGTATGGTGGAGATAAACCACGATAATAAATCGGTTGAGCTAGATGTTTCAAAGGAGACAATGAGGATGTTTCACCTCCGTCTTTTATCATTTGAAACAAAGCTTAATGAATTAACAAGAATGTTTAACAAAAAAAACAATTAATTATGGAAACAAAAAATGAAACTGTATACTGTGGAAACGGTAAAGAAGTAAAGTTTAACGATGGAGGATCTATTGTTAACTTTAGTGTTGATCTAATGAAGATCAAAGATCATGTCTACGAATACAATGGTAAGAAATATGTAAACCTTACTATGTGCTCTAACAGAGACGGTGTAAATGAGTATGGTAAGACTCACTACATTAAGATCAACGACTTTAAGCCTGAAGCTAAAACTGAAAAGGCTGAAGAACCATTACCATTTTAATTAAATCAATAATTAAGGGGGTGCTCCTTGTAAGTAGATATTATTTTCTCAAAGGTTTGCACTGGGGGATAACACGAAGTGCAATTAGAGCCCCCTTTTTTTAAACTAAAAACTATGTATTTAAAATTAAAAGAAACTGTTTCTTTAGATAGTAACGCAATAATAAGTTTTACTAGAATAGAAAAAACAATACATGTGCTCACAAAGTATAGCGATATGCCAGTGGTTGTTACATACAACTCCATAGAGGATTGTGAGCAAACTTACATAAACTTAGATACTCACTTCAAGTCAAAGAATCTTTACAAAAAAATAAAAGTAAAAAAAGATACTGACGAAGAAATAATAGCAAAGAATACTTTGTTTGAAAACTTTTGGGTTAGTTATAATAAAAAGATTGGTATGCATAAGTGTAAAGAAAAGTTTATGAGATACAGCTTAAGCAACATGAGTAAGATTTGTAGTTCAGCTATAGATTATGTAAAATCGACACCAGAAATAAAGTATAGAAAGAATCCTTTGACTTGGTTGAATGGTGAATATTGGAGAGATGAAAAAGAAATAACAAAAGAAAAGGTCAAACAAGACTTTGATGTAGATCAACTATTTAGATAATGAGTTTAAACAACGATAGAATAAAATTAAAACCTAATGCTCCTAGTGAGGTAAGGCATATTTGCTATAACTGTTCGCATGATCGTAAGAAAAAAAACGAGAAGTGTTTAGCTATAAATAGTGAAACTGGTGCTTATGTTTGTCATCACTGTGGAGATAGCGGAATATTAAATACTCATAAAACTTATACAAAAAAAGAAAAAATTAAATACTCAAGACCAACATTAAGCAATACTACAGATCTTTCTGATGAAACTTTACAATGGTTTAGCACCAGAGGTATAACACAAGAAGTTATAAAAAGAAATAAGATCACACAAAAGAAAGAGTATATGCCTCAAGTATCAAAAGAAAGGCAGGTAATATGTTTTAATTATTATAGAGATGGTGAGCTTATTAATGTAAAGTATAGGGATGGAGAAAAGAATTTTAAACAAGTAAAGGATGCTGAAAAGATATTTTATGGTTTGGATGATATTAATGATTGTGACGAGGTTCTTATTGTAGAAGGGGAAATGGATAAGTTAGCTATGGAAGTAGCGGGTGTAATAAATTGTGTGTCCGTCCCTGATGGAGCACCCAATCCTGGTACAAAAAACTTTAACAATAAGTTTTCTTATTTAGATAATTGTTGGGAGTATTTTGAAAATAAAAAAAGAATATATTTATGCACAGATAATGATGTGAACGGAAGGGTTCTGTTAGAAGAATTAAGTAGAAGGTTGGGTAGAGAAAGGTGCTTCTTAGTGAAGTTTCCTGATGAAGTAAAGGACGCCAATGAGATGCTACTTAAACATGGTCCTGATGAAATACTTAACTGTATATCTTTAGCGGAACCCTACCCCGTTGATGGAGTTTTTACCGTTCACTCTGAAAAAGAGTATATGATCGATGTGTTTAACAATGGTAAAAAGAAAGGTCTTACAACAGGTTACAGTGTTTTAAATAATCATTATACTTTAAGAACATCAGAGCTGGATGTGTGGACTGGTATACCAGGATCTGGAAAAACCATGATGGCCCTACAGATTATGCTAAACGCATCAGTAATGTATGGTTGGAAGTGGGGCGTGTTTTCACCTGAGAATTATCCTATTGGAGATCTATTTGATACTCTAGCGGAAATGTATATAGGCAACACTTCTGATATTGATGTAGAAGATAGAATGAGTTTGCATGATTATGAAACTGCTATAAACTTTTTACATGATCATTTCTTTGCTATTTATCCTGAAGATGATTTCTCTTTGGATAATATACTATCAAAGTTTAAACATCTTGTAATGAGGTATGGTATAAAGGGTTGTTTACTTGATCCCTTTAATCAACTTGATCATAACTTTGGAGGCAAGGATGAAACAACTTACATAGGGGAATGCTTAACAAAAATAAGAAGGTTTGAACAAGTTAATGATCTAAAGTTTATTATTATAGCACACCCTAGAAAGATGGATAGAGATGAAAGAGGTGGGTACAAACAACCAACAGCTTATGATATAAGTGGTAGTCAGAACTGGTTTAATAAAGCTGATAATGTAATATGTATACATAGAAATGACTCCATGGATATTAATGATACTTCTGTTAGGTTCACTGTTCAAAAGGTTAAGTTCCAAAAACTTGTAGGTATACCAGGAGAAGAACAACTTAAGTATGATAGAAGATCTGGTAGATACCTAGATTTTGGTAACAGCTGTCCTTTAGATGGTATAAGTTGCACCCATAGTCTATGGAAAAAAATAACACAAAGTCAACATCAATGAAAGAAAAAAGATATGAAAGAAAAATAGATAGAGCAAGACAATCAAGAGCATTAAGCTTACTTTGTCAAGAGCATGAATTAGGTTTTGCAGAACTTGAATCATTAAGCAAGGTTGATGCTGTATTGTTTGATCAAAAAACTTTATCTGAAGTTGGTTTTGCTGAAGTAAAAGGTGTTAATGAAACTATTGGTCAGAAGGATTATGTAAGAGTTTCTGTTAGAAAGTTACATCACTGTCAAAAACAACAAATAGAAGAGGGTAGACCTGTTTGTATTATATGGGCCTTTCAAGATGGTATAGGATATATATGGGTAAAGGATGTTGTTGGATCTGTTAAATGGTTAGGGATGAAAAATATAAGGCCAGGTTCCTTATGGGATAGAGAACTTATGTTCTTTATGAAACAAGATAAATTAAAATTTATAGCTTATGAAGAAAACAATTTTTTTAGTGATGATACTGGGGAGTCAGTTAGTCGCACAAATCAATGAAGGTCAATACTATTGTGATGAAGTATATGAAAGCTTATCAGAAAACCAAGAGGTTATATATGCAGAAAAGGTAGAGGGGAGCTTTAGTATTTATGTAGATCCTTACGGTATAAGAATAAAAAAAAATGATAACATAGGGTATTATTATCCTTGGGTATATATAGGCTACTTTGTTGACTACCAAACTTATTTATTAGACAATGGTGATAAGATTGTTTTGGCTCCAGAAATAAATGGTCTGTATCATTTTTATGATAGACAAGATAATGAAAAAGAATATAAAAAAATAATAGAATACCATAATGTTCAAGAGAAGAAGTAAAAATAAGAAAGTTAGAAACGCTACAACTAACACTTACAAAGGAATAAAGTTTAGATCTAAATTAGAAAGGTTTACCTATCAATACTTAACTTCACGCAAGGTTCCTTTTGATTACGAAAATGTAAGGTTCACTATTATAGATGGCTTTAAATATGAAGGAGATTGTATAGAAAAGAAAGTAAGCAAGGGTAAGAATGTTTTTTTTAAAGTATCAAATAGAATATCTAAAGCAACTTACTTACCAGACTTTGTTAACCTGGATCAAGGCTGGATCATAGAATGTAAAGGAGTTAGGACTGAAGCCTTCAACCTAAGGTGGAAAATGTTTAAAAGGTCACTTGTGAAACAGAAAAAAATTTACGATCTTTATATGCCTGGCACTCAAAAACAAGTCATTGAGGCTGTGGAAATGATAATTAAAAAAAATAAAGATGTTAAAAGGAATATTAAATAAATTAGTTGGTGACGCAGGAAATATTATAGACAATGTGGTTACCACTAAGGAGGAGAAAATGAAGTTGAAAAACGAAATGAAGAAGATGCTCCTTGATTCTGAGAATGATTTACAAAGAAACGTAACGGATAGATGGAAGGCGGACATGTCTTCAGACTCTTGGCTGTCAAAAAATGTAAGACCAATGACTCTTATCTTTGTGCTAGTATGCACTATGTTATTAATCTTTATTGATGCTGGAACCATAGAGTTTCATGTCGAAGAAAAATGGACCGATCTGTTACAAATTGTTTTGATAACAATCGTGGGATCCTATTTCGGAGGAAGGTCCATCGAAAAATTAAAGTCAAATAATAAAAATAAATAAAATGGAACACAAATTAGAAGAAAAAGAAATATCAGAAATAAGAAACGCAAGAGCAGATAATGGAATGATAGCCTACGAACTAGGTAGAATTAAAATAGAACAAATTAATCTGGAGTCTAGATTAGATGATCTAGATAAAATGGAAGAAGATATGATAGCTAGATATAAAGGTAACGTGACAAAAGAAAGAAAGATGAATACTAAGCTTAGTAAGAAGTATGGTGATGGAACTATTGATCTTGAAAAAGGAGTTTTTATGTCCTCTAAAAAAAGTAATATAATATTACCTAAATAAAAAGAAAACCCGCTAGCGGGGAGCCAACGGGTTTGTCAAACTAAAAACCATGAAAAACAGAATATGTTTCACATAGTTAAATATAGTAAAAAGTATTGTTTAGCACAATAGCTTTTAAAAAATTTATTAACAATTAAATTATATCTTTTGATTCTATCAAAGTGTATGTAAAATTGTTACCCCAGATCTCTCTAGCCTTATAACAAATGTCCATAAACTCTTTCCAATCTTTATTGGCCGCTATAACTTGACACCCAGCACTCCACTTATCAACCTTTGTTGATTTCTTTCCCTCTCTAGCTGTGGCTCTATGTATGTTAATACCATACAATCCAGTCTGCGTATTATCATCGCTTAGATCATAACAACCATCTTTATTAGCATCTCTGTATACTGTAACGGGATTTTGTTGACCCAGTGCTGGATATTTACCAGCGTGTAGTCTTATCTTGTGAGATCTTCTGTACTGGCCTTCTTTCAAAGCGGCCACCCCTTCCTTTCTCATTATATTCTCTACCCAATATCTTCCTGGATCTGTTGTACAATCATAACAGTGAAACTTCCATTCACCATTTACTTTATAGGATATAGTTATTTTATCATCAAATTTATTGGTTACCTCATCTCCTGTTTCAGAGTTTCTGATCCCAACAATATTTACATCATAACCCTTATCCTTAGGATCCTCAAACCATACGTAACCTTTAGACTTTACAGCCTTTTCTATTTGATCCTTAGTATACATTTACTATGCAGATATGAATAACATGTACTCAAAAGTCATGCTAGTAGATACACTAGGAGTAATTACAATATCGTTATTATCATCGTGAGCACTCCAAGGCATAAACATCCAGTCTCCAGCATATAATCTACCTATCTCCTCTCCATTTATCTTTATAGTTACATATTCCGATCTAGTTGTAGAACAGTTTTTGATGTATACTTTGTGAGACTTATTAGCACCGTAAGTTGTAGCTGGTGTAGCATCAAATAAAGTAACGTCAGAAGTTGCTGCTGTAATTTTTCTAGACAAACCTTCAGTTTGAGTAATACCAGTTGAAGTACCAGCATCAAACAAAGTAGCTGTTGATGTTAAGCTTAATGAATCTGTTAATAGATCAGTAGAAGTTAACGTAATTTGTGCAGTCGTTGTTGCCATTTATTTTTTTTTAAATTGTTAATAATTTATCAAATATAATTCTTTTTTATCTTATATCAAAGATCCAGGACTAAAAATATCAGTGCCTTTATCCATAAACTTTGGAGTCATTCCAGTAGGCCCATCCTCTTCGGTTTCACTAGGAACTGTTTTTTTAAAAAATTCATCGTAAAACTCATTAAAAGTATTTGTTATTTTATTATACTCTTCCGATCCCTCTTCAATTCCACCCGCATTATAATCACCATACCAAGTTTTAAAAACACTCTCCTTTGTTAATTCAGGTAGTGGTGCGTTTGGGTTTAGAGAATATTTTAACCTAGCCATGTACGCCCCAGTCAAAGCGTTATCATTTTCCAAATCCTTCACAAACTGATCCATGCTTTCACTATCACCAGGATCGTAACCAGCTCTTTGTAAAAACTTATTATAATTATTATTTCTAAGTTGATCTGTTTTTTGACCCCTTTCATCTACAGCAAAACCACTTTTAGTAAGTATATCATTAAGAAAATTATCATCAATGGACCACTGAGAATTTGTGTAATCTCTGTTATAAGCTTCTTTATTAGCACCCAAGGAGTTTTCTAAAAAAGCTGTGCTTATTAATAAATGTTGTAAAGCCTCAGGGTTTGTTGTGTCATCATTTTCAACAACCTGATTTATAGCATTCATTATCTCCTCTCTTTTTTCCTCTACAGATTTTTGCTTTTTTTTATTAGTCTTTGGACCTTTTGTATTTTTTTTATTTAATAACATTTTTATATTTCAAATCCAAAGTTTAAGATCATTAATCTTATTCTTTTGCATCCGCAATCTTTTTCACAGTTTTCAGCACATATGTAAAGTTCAAATAATGTTAAGTATCCAAGTCTTATTTGTATTTCTATTTTGTTTTTTTTATTTCTTTTGTTCCAAGAGTTTATCCAATTCATATCTAATTAAATTTATTTAGTAATAATGTGTCAATGGAGTTCTGTACAGTTTTTTTATCAGCATCTAACTGAAACATAACAGTGGCTCCAAACTTTTCTTTTTCTATTCCGTTATCAAATATAATAACTGTAGGTATAGCGGACACATCATACTTCATTTGAATATCCATGTGTTTTGATATATCTATTCTATAAACCATACAATCATTTAATTTTGTTAATTCTTTAAATTCATTCTGAGCATTCCATCCAGCCCAAAATTCTACAACAACAATGTCTTTAGCTATTTTATTTTTAAAATTATCAGAGGATACAAACTCTTGACCAAAAGCGGTACCACAAGCAAATATCAATATTATTATTAACATATAAACAAAGCCTGTAATATCAATTCTTTTTGTCATTTTTTTAATTCTTTAAGTTCTTCTTTAAGTTCGTCTAGCTCTTTTATAATGTTGTCAATTTTCTGTCTAGCCATTTCGTCTTTCATATTGAACTCCATTCTTGTTGGTGGCCACGTCTGTGTAGCGGCAGGGTCTCCCATATCTATAGTATAAGTTCCTGTTCCTGGTTTAGGTTTTTCTAAAGCTTCCTCAACCTTTTGTTCTAATTCCATGAATTTACCATTTATGTTACTAAGAACCCCATAATAACCAGCTATTAATGTAGCCACCCCCGCTACAATCCAAGCAAGGGTTTTAATACTTATGTTAAATTTACTATCCTCTGATAATTCTTTTGCCATTTTATTTTTTCTTTGCAAATTTTTCTATTCCGCTTATACCAAAGCAACCTAGTACAACCCAAACAAATGAATCATACACAAATTTATTAATAATTAGATCTGATCCAACAGCTCCAGTTACTAAATCGATTATCATTACAATAACCATAATAAGAAACGCTACAAAACCAATAATAGATTTTTCGTTCCAGTTGTTATCATCTTTAAAAATGTTCATAATAATTATTTTAGTTTATATTTAACCTGACCATCTTCAATGTAAATACCATTAGGCTCTTTGATGGCTTGCCCTAACAAATTATAAAACTTGTTATCTTTCTTAGATTGCTCTATAATTTCAGGAATGTTTGAAGTACAAGGAAGTCCTGTTTCACAGTCTAAATATTCTGTATTAATTATCTCTATATATTCTATTATAGTGTCTGTAGTAAAAAATTCTATATACTCTGTTTCTATTTGAACTATTGTGTCAAATACAAATACGTCCACATACTCTATAACATCAACAAACAAGGTATCTAAAACATCTTCGTATACAGTTACTGTGTCTGTTATATATATGTATTCGGGCACAAATGTCTCTATTTGTACAGTGTCTACTACAATTTGAGTTATGTATTCTATGTCATATATAGTATCCGTTTGAAAAATAGTCTCATATATATAAACAGGAACATCCACATATACAGTATCACAATCTGGTGGTGGAGGCATGCATTCCATTGGTAATGTTGGTACAGCACCATTTTCATCACCCTCATCGACACAGTCGATCCAACCATCGTTTAACCACTCATTAATAACACAACCTAAAGGAGCGTATTGAGTCCAGTTTGCTGGATCATCTCCACAATAATAACCATTAGACTCAGCACAATCTAAACATAATTGTTGAAAATCATATTCCTGTGAAAATGAAAATGTCGCCAATAATAAAAAAGTAATATATCTTCCCATAACTAAAATATTAAATAATTAAACCCAAACTTAACATCAAATACAGGCTTCATCCAGTATCTCATGTGGGTGCCTTCAACAAATAAACCTAAGTGTTTATTAAGTCTTATACCTAAAACCATACCCGCATCCCATTCTAATAGATCAAAATCATCTTGACCATATTCATAAGAGTATTCATCTAAACCATAGTGAAATGGTAATATATTACCCCAAGCGTGTAGCCAAAATTTATCAGTCCATTTGTAGTATGCCACACCAACAACAGCACTTATTTCTTTTTGTGACCCTAACTTTTCTAACTCTCTTTCATTAAAAGAGGCTATAGCGTCTCCAAAATAATGTTTAAAAAACTCATCATTACTGGTTGCTATTAATTGTTCATTATTAAACCAATGCCAATTACCCTGAACGTATTGAGTTGAATAACCAAAATCAGCAGCTAAGTCGTTAAAAGTATTGTTATCACCTGGGGTCCAAAAATCTCTGATCGGCAAAAATCCATAAGGATCATGGACACGCATAACAGCACCCATGCTAAAATCCCAATTACCTTTATTCCATCTATATCTAGTATCAAAAGAAGTAAATCTTAAGTCAACTCTTTGATTATCAGTGTATTGTAGTTTTGTTACACATTTAGTTCCCAGGTATCTAATCCAGTAATTTTGATCAGTAAATGCTTCACCACGATTACGTATAAAAGAATAATTAAAAAGATACTCCCAACCGTTAGCATTACCAATAGTAACGTTGTCTGCAACAGCTCTTTCAGTACCATAATACCATGTCTTAACTTTGTATTCATAATCAAATCTAGCAATTTTTCTGAGCCCTATAGTTAAATTATAGTCATAGGGGTTAACTTCAGTTACATCCTGATAACCTTTGTTTACAGCTATATAATCCTCTCTCTCTGTCATAGGGGTGCCCATAGACATAGAAGTATAAAAAGTTGAGTATTTAAAAAACTGTGCGTTACAAGTTAATAAACCAAACAACATAAGTATTATAAAAGCGTATATGTATTTTGTATTTTTCATCTTACAAATATAATAATTTTATTTTGAAACATCATTTTTATATATATCTATTTGATCGTAATACATATCTTCAAATTCCTTATTATCAAAAACTCTTAAATCATATAAAACATTTACAAACCTTGCATTATCCTCCTTAGTTTGATTTTCTGTTTTATCCCTCCATTCTGTAAAAGCAATAAATGCTGCTGTTTCTACATTACCATTATCGTAATGATACATTAATTGTTTTATTTTATCATCTTTTAAATAATCGTATTCAAAAGCAGACTTAACTCTTCTGTATATACTATTATAGTCATCCTCAGTTAACTTAGGTTCTTCTATACCAGATCTTTTATTTCTTATTTTATAAGCCTCTAATGTTGCCTCAGCTATTTCTACGTATGAATCATCTATATATTGTTGTTGATATTCACCTTGTTTTATACGAACACCATCTTTATCTACATAAAAACCACTAGGATCAACTCTATATTTAAATGTTCTTAAAGCTTCCTTAAAGGCCATACTGTAATTAGCTTGATCTAATTTATCTTCATAAAAAACTTCATCTATCTCTTGTTGTTCATCTAAATCTGTTCTTCTTGTTAAATCTATAGATCCACTAAATTTAGTTTCAACTAAACCAGGTACAGCGTCTTCTAGCATTTTATTAAACATAGATCCATACTCTAACTTTTCATTATCTGTTAAACCACCTGTTACAGATATGTATGCATTATCAATTAATTGATACCAAGGATTTTTATCTAAATTTGTAAATATAGATCCAACACCTTCTTTCCATTGAGTTACATTAAAACCTTCATTTCCAAGAGTTTTACCAAGTAGTTGAGATAAATCTTTTATTAGTTTATCATCACTTTTTAAAGCGTACTCATACTGATTCATTCCCATCGCATCAGGATTATTCCAAATTTTTCGATCTCTCCAAGTATCGTAATTAAAAACAGTTTTGGAAACAAGATTTAACATAGGTGAGCTAGTTAATATATCCCTATAATCACCTAATCCTGGAGGTAAAGCGTTTTGAAACCTTCTACCGTAAATATCTCTTTCATCACCCCTAAGGCCTATAACAGGAGTGTAGTTAAATATATTATTTCTACGTGCATCATAATCTTTTCCTGTTATTGATTTATAAGCTAATGACTCAAATGGAGCATTAACAAAACTTAATCTTTCATCTTTACGTATTTTGTAGTATTTAGGCCTACCCTGTTCATCATTCCATCCAGTTATTATTATATGATATCTATCTCTTTCATAATCAGGTATAAAATCTAAGTAAGGTTTTCTTTTATCTTTTAAATATCTTTCTAATCTTTGAATCTCTTCTTCATTACCCTCTTCATTAGCTTTATCTAATTGATCTAATATATCATCTTCTTCCTCTTCTCCAGTCCACTTGTATTTTCTAAGGTTGTAAGCCATTAAAGCCATACCAAACATAAGTCCATATTGAGTAGCCTCATAAATAAATATACCAGGGTTTCTTTTTATATGTTTAGCACCCCTATACATTACTTGCCAAGCGGCATTTAAATAAGAGAATCCAGCCTTATCCATGGCCTTTATAGCTCTACCACCGTTATTAAAGTTTGCGGTCTCTACAGCGTTAGCAACAGCTCTTTTCTTTATTCTTTCAAGATCAACACCTGTTGGCTCCGCACCACCATTTTTCTTTTTATACTCATTTATATATCTTATTTCCCATCTTCTCATATTAGCTAAACGAGCCATTGTTTCTGACCACTGATTTAATTTACTCATCCAGCTTTTAGCTGTATTCCAACTACCTCTTGACTCTGGGTTTGTAAATGCATCGTACTCATTTTTTTGTAAAATTGCAGATCCTTCTTCTCTAGTAGCTTGCTCTACAGCATCAACCTCACTCATTCCCTCTTGCTCCATAAGTTGTTTTACTCTAGCCGCTATATTTCCTTGACTAATTTCCATCACACTACCATAACCACCCAAACCATAATCAGTGAAAAACTCTAAGTTACCACCCAATCTAGCGTACTCTTTAGATCTTTCTCCACCAACAAAAGCGTCTCTACTAACAGCCATCCAATCACTAAAGGCCATTCCGTATTTTATAGGTAACATACTTCTCCACCACAATCTACCACCACTATAAGTGTCTGTAAAATGTGTTTGTTGAGTGAAGTCAAGAACAAGGTTAACTAAGAAAAATGTAGGGGCTCCTACACCAGTAGCAAAAGTTTTTAATATTTTTCCTGGTACACCAAAAAATCCTTCAAGAATTTTTAAAGGTAAGCTTAATTGTCCCTTCTGAATATTAGTATCATGTGGTGTCGCTATAAAACTTCTATAAGCATCGATTGTCATAGCAAATTTAATTTTTTTACCATCCTCCATAACCTGAACCTCTATATGAGTTTCTGGATTTACAGACTCACCAGGCTTTAAAGTATGCCCCACAGCTTCTTTTACTGTTATAGGTTTACCATTTCTTAATCCAAATAAATTAGAAAATCTTTTTTTCTGAACAGGATCTTGTGTTGTTTCAGCGTTTTCTATTGTTTTAATAAATTCATAAATACCTTTTCTAGATCTGTTTTCAAACCTTAATTTATGAGCAAGTGCTATACGCTGTTGTAACAACCTTACAGGATCAGTGTATAAAATACCATCGCTACCATGTTTTAATGTTTGCATGTATTTATCTATACCATCAACTCTGTATTGATTATCCCCTCTTAAATTAAGAACATTTCTTTCTGAAAATATAAGGTAATCAATAAACTTTCTAGGTGAATAATTTATATCTTTTAACTCATTATAAAGCTCTTCTGATATAAGGCCCTCTTCATAATCTTCTTTTAATACTCTTTTGTATTCATCAAAAACTTGATCACTTTTTCTTTTTATAAGATCAAACTCTTTAGGCCCTTCTCTTCTTTTCATAGCCTCAATCATACCCTCTGCATATTCTTTATTTACAGTTTTATTATCTTTTGCTTTTGGGTGTTTTCTTCTATGATACTGATCCCCTTTATAGTTTATTCCTGTAGGAACCTCTACAAGATTACCTTCAACTAAATCTCCATCAGGATTAACTTTAGCTACTAATTTGTATTTACCGTCCTCTACAGTATAACCCATTCTAGAGACAGCAGGGTCTAGTAATTTATCTAATTGAGCCTTTAATTCTTTTATTTGATCTGGATCTTTAGATGCATTTATTTCTTTTATGATCGCATCAACAACAACTTTATTTTGATCAGAAAGCTGATCTAGTTGAATAATTCTTTCTAGGGCATTTAACATTCCTATATTTTCTATCTGCCCTTTAGTTAAAGCTTTACCGCCTTTTTTAAGTTTACCTTTAATTATAACTATATTATTTTCATCTCTCCATAAACGAGTATTCATTTCATCTATTTCAGATTTAGCTGCACCTGGTGCCTGTAACCATAATGTTAATTGAGATAAAGCTTCAAATTCAGCTTCTCCCATATTATACTGATCAGCTAATTGTTGCAACCTTTTCTTTATAACAAACTTAGGCTCAACAAGTTGTATCATAGCATCATCACGAAATCTTCCAGACCTAATATACTCAAATAATCTACGTAAGCTTTGCCTCTTACCACCAGACATTTTAGATCTTGTTCTGGTTTGTAAATCATCTAACATATTATCCATATTTTCTTCTGACAACTCTTCTTTAGTAGGAGTTTCGTTTATAGAAGGAGCATCCTCCGTAACATCTTCTTGAACAGATTCTTCATCTAATTCTCTTTGAGCCATTTCCTCTTCAGTAATCTCCTGATTACCTTCTAGATCTGAGTCTTTATTTGCATCAATACCTCCAGGTCTTTCAACAGACTCTATCTCGTTTTTAAAGTAATCTCTTATTTGATCTTCTTGTTTTTTTGTAAACTTTTCACCTTCTTTTAAATTAGATTTTATATAATTTATACCAGCATCTATAGAAGTAGCTATATTAGAAGTAGCTCTAAGAGTTTTTTCCATAACAAATAAACCAGCTTTAATAGTTGGTGTTATCATAAATGGATCACTATAAGCTCTAGTACCTAAAGCTTTACGTAATTCTTTTAGTCTATCAGCAAATTCATTTAAGACGTGAAATCTTTGAATGCCTCGCTCATCAAAAACATCTCCCTGTCGTTTATCGATGATGTCCTTGGAGACGTCCCCACGGTCAACCGCTCCTTGTCTTCTGGTAAGTTCTGTTTGGATGTTAGTCTCAAACGACTTTTGCTCTTGTTTAATTGTTTCATATTCGCCATTTGTAAAAATTTTAGTGTTAACATGTCCGTTTTCTATGGTGTTTATAATATTTTCACCAAGTGTTGATTGTATTTCTGCTAATGCTTTAGCAGTATTTTGTAAATGTTTTGTTTCAAATTCTTTTACATTTTCTAATGTAAGCCCTTGATCTATTAAGAACTCAGGAATAAATTGAAAAGATAATCCTATGTTTTGTCCTTGTTGATTTTTGTGTATTGAAAATCCAGTTATACCATTTTTTGTAAGTATGTTAGAAACTTCAGCCATTTCAGAGTCAGATAAAGATTCTGTAAACTCAATTCTTGTAAAAGGTCTAGCATTAGGATGAGTTGAGTCAGTTGTTTTAGAAACAAACACGGACTCTTGATTATTATCTAACCCTATTTTTATAACTTGATCCACAACACTTGTGATATCTGTACCCTTAGTAAACAAAACTTCAGCATCTATGCTAGGTTCTGCTTGATTCATATAAACTCCCTCTGATAAAGAAACTCTTCCTGCTTCAGGGTTTAACTTTACTATAACATCATTAAGATCAACAACAGCTTGATTTAGCCTTAATTCACCCTGCATAGCATCTATCATAGCGGCCTCTATTTCTATATCTGAAGCACCTCTTGCTTTTGCATCTGCACCAGCTTTTGAACCAACAGCCTCTAATCTAGCTTTTTGTTCTGCGGTTACATTACCTATATAAGCGGTAGCACCGATCATCATTCTTTCCGTTGCGTTAGAAGCCTCTACCTGATCTAACATTGTAGCCTTTTCAAAACCAGATTTACTAGAGTCGTAATTATTATCAAACCAAAATTGTTTTTCTATAAACCACATAGCAGCTTGTAAATCATCTATATTGACTCCAAGTTTTTCAGCAGCTCTTGCATATACACTTTGTGCGAAAGCAAAGTCCTTTGGACTAACACCATTTTCTTGAAAAGATCTAGCTCTCCAAGGAAGACCTGAATCAGCATAAAGTAATCTTTTTAAGTTTCTTGCAGCCCAAACATCTATAGTAGCTCTTTTGTTTCTGCCAGAAAGATTTTCTGTAAATTGTTTTGTTTTTAATCCTGGACTATTGCTCATCCAGTTACCATATAAAACTCTTGTTATAGCACCCGTAGTTCCTGTTATACCAAACTTCATTCCATTCATTTTTGTTATACCAGAATTTTCAGAAGCTTGTTTTATCATGCTTATCATTTTATTTCTAGTCTTAACTAAGTCTGGGTTTCCTAACTTACCTGAGTCAAATTTTTCTATTATCTCTTGAACTTTTGTATTATAGTTTTCTAAAGCTGTATCAAAATACCCTTGACTATACATCTGTATAGCTTCAGATGCTTTTTGAAAATTAGCTTTGGGTGAAGCCTGTGGAGATGTAACTCCCAACAACTCAATAAATAAATTGGCATTAGATCCAAACTTTTTTTGTATAGCATCTTTTGTTTTACTGTACCATCCAAAATCTGGATCCGAAATAGATCTTCTTGAATTAAAATCTTGAATCATTCTTTCTGAAGAAAACTCTATTTTCTGCTGATCATTCATTCCTTCAAGTAAAGGACTGTCGCTAAAGCTATATCCGTAAGTTTTAAAAACAACTTGATTTTTATCATTTATAACAATACCTCCATCTTCAAGCACTATCTCCAGTGGCATAGATGTGGGATCAGCTTTAGCTTCTTGTATTTTTACTAAAGCCTTTTGAATAGCTTCTAGTTGAAGTTTTGTGTATCTTCTTTTTTTAATTTTATTAATAATACTTTCGCTATCTATAAATGGCTTCACAACAACATCTGGTTGAACACCAGTAGCTTCACTTGTTGAGGCTTCTAAAGAAATTTTAGCGTTTTCAAAAGATTTTGTATTTAAATTAGGATCTGATGAAAAAACAGTACCCTGAACACTTTTAAAAACATTTCTTAAATTATCTACAGATTCTCCAAAAGTTCTACCTATCACCTGACCTGTAGAAACTTCAGTCCACTCTTTCTTCCAAGGGTTCTTTTTAATTTCTATTTCTCTACCGTTTATAGCACCTTTGTAGGTTGCTGTGTTTAAATCAAACTTAAACACCCTATCACCTGGATTCTTTCTTACATTTTTTCTTTCTACAAAAACAAATTCATCTGGAAGTAATCCTATTTTTTGATCAGCAAAAGGTCTTTCTTTAGGAGAAACATAATTATTATCTCCCTTTTTAGGCATTGTTCCATCTTGGTTTCTTAAGTTTTTGTTAAAATTAACCCAAGAATTTTGCCCTCTAGTCTCTGTAGTCATAGCTCTTCTAGCATTAGGGCTAAACATTCTAGAGTGATTTTGCCAAGCTATCTCTTCTCCTATAACACCAAATCCATTTCCTAGCTCTGTATGTCCGTAATAATCATGAACCGCTCTAAATAAATCATTAACAAGTAATGGCTTATTATTTATATCCACCTGTTCAGTTGGTCTTAATAAAGGATTGTCTTGCATAGCCTTTTCTGAAATCTCAGCCTCACCATAACCCTCTAGTGTTGAGTATATATATAGATGATTATTATCTCTAACATCTTTAATCATTTGGTCACTATTAGCATAAGGCTCACCTGTACCTTCCCATATCTCTACCTCAACACCATCACTAACCATTTGATTGTACTGCATTTGCACCTCTTTAGATAAAGCTTCATAGGCACTTTTTGTTTTAGGATCCTCAGGATTATTTTCCATAGAGTCATACGCATCAGCTATTCTTTTAGATCTTTCTTCATCTCTTTTATCATCTACTTGTGGAGGTGTGTAATCTATACCTAAATTTTTTGCGTTTTTAGCTATATAGTCTTTTGTTGATTGAGTTGTCCCTGGATTAGGATCGTTAAACACCCTTTGTCCAGCAGGAACATTTGTTGAATTACCAGCATAACTTCTTGTCGATTCTCCTTCAAAAAGATCTAATTGTTTACCATCATCAGAATCAATATTGGTTGTGTCACCAAGCCTTCTTCTTAAGTTTATTAACTTTCTTTCATCTTTTTTATTTTGATCATTAACCAAATTTTCATTAAGTTTTCCTTCTTGCAAAGCTTGATTTCTTTTCTCAATATTCTGCTCTATTGTATTTATTTCTTCTTGAATTTGATTTCTTTCTTGTTGTAAAAACTCCTCACTCTTAAAATCAATTTGTTTATTAAGTCTAGATCTATTAGAATCATTTAGCTCTACAAAAATCTCACCTTCAGCACCTGGTATAACAACAGAAACATCGTCTGGAGTTACCTCTAAAGTTATAATTTCTGTTGATAAACCTTGTTCACCTCTTTCTTTAGAAAGCGTTTCAGCCATTTCTTTACTTGTTGTGAAAGGATTATGGCCATCATTTAAAGAACCTACTCTATAAACAGTAACTGTTTTTTTATTTTCAAACAATTTGTTTTTTAAATCATTAACAATTTCTTTACCCTTTTCTGTTTTAGAAGCCTGAACAACTTTTGCTTTTTCTTTTCCTTGACCTAACTTTCCTCCACCTAGATCAGAGCCTTTATATTCATTTACAGACTCATCGAAATCTAAATTAGGATCTATCAACTCTTCTGGGTCTGATTTTTTATTTAATGTGTTTTCAACTAAATCAGACACCTCTTTATCATTTTCGACAACAACCTCAACATCTTTTCTATCTAATCCACCTTCGTTTATAAACTTAATTATATCTTCTTTACTTACACTATTACCATCTACAGAATAAACTGGAGATCCTGGATCCACTAAAACAGTTGTGGGCTGACCATTAATAATTACAGTCTTTGTTTCAGGAGCTGTAAAGTTTGGATCAACCTCTTGATCAAGTTTAAATAAAGCCGCTTCAGAAGTTTCTTCCCAAGTCATGTTTTCAAACATGTCAATCTGCTCTCCCATTGGTCCCTTTTTATGCTCATTAATAGCATCTAAATAATCTTGACCTTGTGCTCTAGCTTCTTCAGATAACGGTTGCCCATCAGGACCTATTCCTGAATCAACAAACTTTTGTAACTCAAGCTCCATTCCTTTTGCTGTCCTTAAATTAAAAGCACCAGACGCACCATAACACAATATAGCTGTAACAGCAAATTTTTTGAGAGCTTCATCTTTAGTAGCCCCAAAGGTCATTTCCCAAGCCTCGTTCCAATTTCCATTTAAATTGTTTAGATTTTGCGTAAATTCACCAGCATACTCTGCTAGTATCTCAGATGTACCCCCTAATCCAGTTCTAGTGGTCCAGTAGGCAGCATTTGTTGTGTTAGGAGCTTTTTTATATGCTGATAATAAAAGATTAGCATATTTACTTTTACCAAAAAATAAATTACTAAGAGTTGATTGAACAAAACCTTCTGCTGCACCCATTCTCCAGGTAACCTGATCGCCTGATGTTAACTCAAAAGAAGAGGCTCCAACTATAGTTTCTTTAAATATATCTGAAGAAACCCTACCCACTCTTGAGCTGTTAATTATTTTTTTATATTTTTTTACATTTTGAGATAAATCCCCAAGTTTATTAAGTTTATTTATAGCAGATAAAGAAAATTTTCTAGTAGCAATAAGTTCAGCTACAATTACAAATAACATACCTGTACCACTACCCAATGTTTGGGACCAAGCAAATTCAGACTCTTGCTTTGCGTCTTCTGTCATTTGTCCAGTTCCCTCTTGTAAAAGTCTTGCTACCTGATCTCTTTGTTCAATTTCTGTTAATTCTTGATTTGGTTCATAAGCAAACCCACCTGACAAAGTGCTTAAAAAACTACCAATATTCTTAGCACCTCTCGCTATTTCGGTTCCCATAGATTCAGCAAAAAGACCAGCTCCAGTTCTCTCAGAGTAACCTTCCGTTGGATCATAGTTCCAGGCTATTATCTCTGAAACACCAACTAAATCATTCCAGTTTCTTTGATAATCAGCCGCAAATTTTGAAGCAAGCTCGTACATAAATTGTAAATCTTCTTTTTCATAACCCTTACCAAATAATATGCTCATATTGCTAGCAAAATTATTCTTTTTTGGATTAAGAGCTCCGTAAGAATCCATGTCTAATTTTATAATAGGACCCTGATAAAGAGGTTGTGGTCCAGAGGTTCCTATGGACGGACCTTGTTGGGTAGTAGGATCAGGTGTACCAAACATATTGTCAGGCAACCCTATTTGGTCAGAGGCTAAATAAGGATTTTGATCCACCTCTCTATAGTATTGACCTCTAGTTCCTTTAGTACCCATTCTAACAGGTGTTCTTGAATTAGTGTAAACATAATTCATTAAATCTCCTACAAGAATTTTATTACCTGAAGGAAGCGTCACAAAAGTATTATCATGCATGTATTGCATGTGCATAATTTTACCATTTATATTATGCATATTATCTTTTAACTTATGAAGAGCAGCATCTGTACCAAAATCCTCAACATATTTATTGTATAATTGTATAAACTTTTCTCTATTAGTTAGTATTTGTTGAACACTATTATCAAATTCTATTTTATTAGATGGAGCCAACTTAACATCATCGCTATATTCCCCAGAAACTAAATTAAATAACTCTTCATAACCAGGTAAACCTTCTTTTCTAATATCGTTATATATAGATCTATTTTTTTCTTTAGTAAGTAATAATTGAGTTAACTGATTAGCAAGAGCGTCTTTTTCTTTTTTAGTTAGTTTTTCGTTTTTTAATTGATTTGTTAACTCATTTTCTTCACGCAATATTCTTTGATAAGCTTCACCAAGTCTAAACATGGTCATTGTCTTATTACCATCCATAGCAGCGTTTTCCCCCTCATAACTTAACCCACGAGTAGCAGTAACCCTATCGTATATATTTTTGTTAAATAAATACTCATAATCATTCATAGCCTTGATTATAGCAGGATCAGAAAATATTTCTTCGTTAGTTTTACCAGCAGTCATCTCTCTAATATCCTCAGATAATCTAACTATACCAGTCATGTTATATTTTTGTGCAAAAGTATTTCTAAATGATTGAGGGTCTCCGTAAGCTGTAAAGTCTTTTTGTGTATACTTTTGATTTTTACCCAGCTGTAAAGAATCTATAAGACCAGACTCATTAGATAAATAAGCACTAGCATCACCAAACAACAAAGCTTCTGGACTATACAAAGGAGATATATTCTCCATGTATTCAAATTGAAGTTTTTTAAACTGTTCTTCACTTATATCATCTATAGTTAATGCGTCTAATGGTAATTGAGCATTGTCTATTTTTTTATTTGAAAAAACATCATAATTAAATACCAAAAATTCATTCTTGTCATTATCATCATAAATTGGATCAGAACTAACTGTTTGACCTTTTGCTACCAATTCATTAGCATTCATAATTGATTGATTATAAATACTTATATTTTGATTGTAGGGGCCTTCAGAGTATGCATCATTAATAACGCTTTCTCTTTCGTTTAGTGCCACGTATTCAGTTTTTAAATTTTCTGGTAAATCATTCCAGTTTTTAACACCAGCTTCTTCTAAAATTAGTCCTTTTTCTTTTTGAATATCTTGAAACTCGTAAGCTAAATCCAGTAAAGAATTGTACGCATTAACACCATCTTGCGTTAAGTAATTATAATTACCTTTAGATACATAATTTGTATTAGCAAAAGGGTCTCCAAAATTAACAAGTTCTGTTATATTTGGAAAAGACTGAGTGTATGAAATAGATTCAGGCATATTTATTTTTGGAGCCTTAAAAACAGTTTCTTGCCCCGTCCAAAATTTCTGTGCATTTTCTTCTGTAATAGGCTTTGGTCCAAAAACAGAAGTATCCATGTTAGCAGATATTCCATATATATTGGTATTCTTTCCACTATCGTAATCTTGCTTGGTTTTAAGTTTTTCTTCTTTTATTTTTTTATTTACCCTAGGTGTGTTTTTATGTGTCTTTTGATTATCCTCTTCATTAAGTATGTTTAAATACTCTTCATCAGATATGTTTTGTTGCCATATAGCAAGGCTTGATTCCGCAGTGTTTAATTTAGTTAAATAACTATCTACCTCTTCATCAGTCATATAACCGTAACCCAACTTCTCTCTAGCTCTTGGATCGGTTATTAATCCCATTAAAGTTTCTATTCCTGTTTTCGTTTGTGGTATTTTGTATGATTCAGAAAAGTTTCCGTCAAAACTTGAAGTTTCAATCATATCTCCTAAAGAGGATATAGCTTGATCTATTTGCTGATCACGAATGTTAAGTTTTTCTTGATTGGTTTTTAAGTTATATTCTTCTTTTAATTTTGTTTTTATGTTTTCAGGAACCTGACCATGTGGAACGTTGCTACCATTTTTTTGGTAATAACCTATATAATCGTTGTATACCCAAACATCTTGATCTTGATCTGGAACAATAGCACCTTCTTGAGCTTTAAAGGTTTTTTTATCTGTTTTCGTTTCTGATAAATCCGATGTACCATCTTCCAAATCTGATGTAGAATCTGCCAAATCTTTTTTTTTTAACCCATAGTGATTAACTATTGAGTCAAGTTCCTCTTGGGATAGCCTATGATCGGATAACTTTTCATACAAGTCTTTAACCATGCCCTGATAATCTCCATCATATTGAGCTAATATACTATCTACTTCATATTGTGACAATCCGTGATTTGTCAACTTTGAGTAAAATTCCTGTATGAACTTTATAGCGTTCTTATCCTTTTGATAAATTACTGCCATTTTTTAATTATTTTATTTATGTTCCTGGAAGTTTCCAGTTATTTTTATTACTTACGATACCACCCTCTGCATAAGTTGGCCCTCCAGATTTACCGTAAATACCTTTGTTATTAATTTGTTCTGCCTTACTTATAAACTCTGAATAATACAAATTATTATTACCAGTAGTAGTAAATTGACTCATAGGTACATAAGCCTCAATACCTTTGTCAGATTTAAATATATCTTCTGGCCTTACATCACCATCTTGAATTATACTTCTTTTTATATTATCTGGATCTTGTGGTTTAAAGAATCCTCTATACATAGGCACAATAACACAATATTTAGCGTCACTAGGATTAGATGGTTTAAACATCTCATTACCATCAGTCCACTCTCCATCCATTTTATTACCAGTTCTAGAGTCAATAGGAACCATAGCGTGCCTTGCCCCACTAAATGTACCTGAAGTGTCAGAAATGTATTTTTCAGCCACTCTATTTATAGGAACAAAGCTAGTGTTATTTTGAAACTCTCTATAATCACTACCTGTTATATTTTCTTTGCCACCTGTATACTTATATGTACTAAAAGTTGATGATTCACTAAACGTATCATGAGTAGGGTAAAGATGAGCAAACTCTCCAGACATTCTAGAGGTTGCCCAGTTATAGCTAGGCGTTTTAGCTTTTTCTTTTGTCATGCTTATAGAAACAGTTGTTCCTTTAGTAAATTTCTTTTTGTTAAACCTATGTTTATTAGCATAACTTTCTAAAATTAACTCTCCAGCATAATCATTAAAAGTTACAATTTCTTTATTATCATATGCAGATTTTATCGGTTTTCCATCTGGCCTAAACTCTTCACCTAAATTTTCGTTATTTTTCAACATAGGTATTACAGCGTTTATTTGAGCTTGATCAACTTCACTTTCTTGTATACCAAATTTTTCAGAAACGTATTTCCTAGCAATTTGATTAGCTAAAGCGTCTCCAAAATCATTACCCCATGTTTGACCATTCCAAGCAAATAAACCAATAGCTTGATCTCTTATTTTTCCAATAGCCTCGTTATCAGCTTCATACGTGTTTTCGTCTATTGGGTTTAATAAATTAGAAAACTTAAGTTTTTTATCTGCTAATTCGTGTATAAAGTTTGTTGGTTTGTCTAATTTTTGGTATTTATTCTTATCAAAAAACCCTGTATCAAAATGTTCAAAAAACAATTTGTCTCCATACATTAAATTACCACTACTATCAAAACTTACACTGTCTCCAGAAATTTCTTGATTAAAAATATCATCTATTAAAAATTCTCCTGAACCAGCTTTATTACCCTTCCAGTCAAGCTCTATTACCAATCCACCACTTTTACTTAAAAAGAAACCATTATCATCAACTAAATAATCATCTATATTCTCTGGATCACCACCATCTCTTAAAACTAAATCTTGCTGAATTGTTTCATCATTAGTCCAATAGCTATCTTGAAAAATAAATGCTTCATTTCTTAATTCCATACTAGCTAGAATCGTGTTTTTGTTTAAGTATTTAGGCTTTTGCTCTAAGTTAGAAACATCCACCTTTCTGTTTCCGTATTCATCTTTTTCATTAATGTAGGATAAAAAATCAGTTCCGTTTGTAACCCAATTATTACTATGATCGGCAGCCCTCGTAACACTTCTTTGCATGTTTTGAAAATACCTATCAGTTTTTATATCATATAATTCACTGTTTGGGTTTAATTTATCAGCGTTATTAATAGCGAATTGATCTAACTGATTCATCGCTTCGTCATGTACTGAATGAAATTTATCTTGGAAGTTGGCTTCAGTTTTATTGAACTTAGCCATTGGTGGGCCTTTAGTTTTGCCTTTGTTTAATTGCTGCTCTGCAAGCTTTTCTTTTAATTCAAGCTCCTTTCTTTTTAACCTAAGTCCTCTTGCGGCTAAAAAGTTTTTGTTATAATCAGGAAGTTGTATCGGCCCTTTTGGCGATCCAGTTAATACACCCATTTTATTAGTAATTTATTTTGCCCGTAGGCTTATACATTCTCATTCCGCCTTTAGCGTTTTTAGTTCCACCTATTTGTTTTTCTTGATGCTCCATAGCTTCTTTAGTCCACTTCGTCATTAATGTAGCCATTAACTCCATAACCCCATCAGCATTTTGATTTGACAATAATTTTTCTAAAACTTCAACATCTTTAGATGGCATAATAACTTCACCACCTGTCATTTCTCCTATCTTCTCCCCATCTCTAACAAGATCTATAGGGTTTGTTGAATGTTCTTCTTCACCTGGAGAAACCTCTGGTTGACCAGCTTCCATCATATCTTTATTTTCTCCACCCTCTTCCATTACCTCTTCATTCTGACCACCCTCTTCATACTTAGGGACTATACTTCCATCTTTAGATGTTAGTATATTTCCTAACATCGTTGATCCAGCACCAACATTTTGTAGTTGAGCTATCATTATAGCTGTTTCTAAATCTGCGGTGCTTTCAAGTTCTTGTTTATATATATCAGACATCGCTTTGTCTGCTTGAAACTCCTGGCCACCAAGAGCAGTTGACAATGCTGTTATATCAGCTTCTTTAGCTTTTTTAGCAGCCTCTTCTAATTGAGCCTCTTGTGCCTCTATATTTAAAGCTTGAGTAGTTAATCCTAAATCAGATTTATTTTGTGCATCTAAAACCTGACTCAATCCAGCCATTCCTTTTGTTCCGCCCCTACTTAAGTTTGCTAAAACATTTGCTGTTGTTTGTTCTTGAGCACCTCTTTGATCATCCAAAGCTGTGGTGTCTATTTCCACATCTGTACCCCTTCCTTCAACCTGACTAATTCTATCTTGTATTGTAGCACTTGGGTCTGGAGTAAGAATGTTAACTAAATTATCATCAAACTCACCTATAACCTGACTTGGGTTTTGAACATTAGCTAAAGCGTCTTGTAATGCTTGTTGTTGTTGTTGTGTAGCAGCATACTGTAAACCATAACCAAGAAGGTCGCTACCCATATCAACTAAAGGGTTGCTCATAAACGAACTTAAAAAATTCATAAAACCATCCTCAGCCTTTCTAGGGTTCTTTTTATACTTTTTTGTAGAGTATGTTTTACCCCCCGCTCTATAAGTAGGCATTCCTCCTGGTCTATATACTTTTCTATTTTTCATAATAAATATTTACAAATATAGTTTTTTAAAATTATTTAAACAAGTTAATCATCACTAAGTTCACTGTTGAATACAGTAGAGCCAACGCTAAATATTTCTATTGGCTGATTAGATAGTTTACTTAATCTTGTCTCCATAAACCTACCTTTTACTCTATCTCCCTCTGCAAAAGCATTTCTAACAACAAATAAAAAGAATCCATCAAACGTTAAATCTATAACGTTACCATCTTCATCAAGTGTTGTTGGGGGCTCCACTAGGGTTAATTCTGTATCACTTACTACAGCGGATATTGTTCCGACTAAAACGTTTTGTTGAGTTTCTTCATCAAAGTAGAAAAGTTGATCTCCGTATTCGTTTGATGTAGGATCGTCAGATGTTCCTATTATAAGGTTAGAATTAGTAAAACTTGTACCTGAGCCAATTATAGTGGATGTAAGAACGTCATTATCATCTGTCGTAGTAGACCCCGTACCAACACCAATAATCTCTCCACCCACTCCATTTTGAGTTACAAACGGTATTTGTGCATAAAGCTTACCTTCTCTTTCATCAAAGTTGTTTTGATTTATAGACGTTGAACAAAGATCAGTGGTTAGTCCTACATTTGTAGTTTGTGTAGATTCTAATGTGATTGACTTATATCCTTTTACTGAAGATGGTCCTTTGTTAAAATAAAAATCTAACATTGTTTGATACAACTCTCCGTAGAATGTATTGTAGTTTTCTTCATCTTCATCGTGAATATAAAGACCTGCGTCTTTCCATGATACAAACTTTCTATTTATTTTACCATAATAATCAGCAACATGAGAATAAAATGTTAACCATCTTTTTTGTTTTTCAGCAAAAGAAACTACAGAACCCTCTGTTATTGTTGTATGATCTAGTAAGAAATCTTGCCACTCTTCATCAGATCCCTCAAAAACAGTTTCATAATATTCCCACTCATCTTGGTTTTGCATGATCTCAGGAAACTGTATAATATACTCATTGTGTTTAGGATTATAACCACCTTTAATTCTAAAGTGTTTATTGTCTGACATTAACATAGCACCTGTTATAGAACCAAAACTTAACGACCAATTATACTGTGGATCATACTTATCATAATCATTTGATCTATCTCTAAAATAATCTGACATTTTAAGATCTGATATAACTGTAATACCATCTCTAGATAATCTTAACACAGCTCCTCTTTTTATATCAGTCCAATAAAAAATATTACCATTTTTTACAAAAGACTCTGGGTTTTTACTTATGCCATATTTAGCAAAAAAGAAAGTTCTTTTTCCAAGTATCTTATTAGATAAAGCAACGTTAGCGTCACCTTTGGCATTAAAGATAACATCCTTTTCAACAGGTATTCTATAAGTTTCATCTTCTTGAATCATTATAAGATCGGTGTCTCTAGATTCTATTTTTTGTATACCACCATCTACTCTGTCATAATCTTCCCAATTAAATAAAGATAGATTAAATGAGTTTAGTCCATTGTAAGCTGTGTCTGGTTGGTAAACATCTGAGTAGGTAATAGAGGCCTCTCTATTATCTTCTTTATAGTTTACCGAATATATATTAACCCTTCCTATACTAAAGTGATTTGTTTCTTGATAATCGTTTAAATAATAATCTTCCACACTAAAAGGAATGTCCGCTCCTGTTTCCTGTTGCATTATTCTAGACTTATAATAAATATCACCCGTTGTAAACTGACCTACCGCTGGTGTGTTTGATGTAACATTACCAAAAACATCTTCTGTAAAAACACCACCTTGATCCGCAATAGGAGCTCTATGTCTACCAGAAGCCTTGTCTATTTCATACTTTTTACCAAACTCATAGTATAAAGTTTCTTCAGGACCTGTTTCTTCTTTTGGTCTATATATTTCTAAAATAGCTTGTCTAAAATTATCTGTGCCATTTATAACATCTTGTTTAGAATACCCAGGAATAGTATTACCTTGAGCATCTTTAACCTCACGTACAACTAAAAAGTAACCATCCTCTGATCCGTCTGAAGCTAATGTATTTAATTCTTCAGTATTTTGTATAGGAGCCGCCTCATCAAAGGCACTGTAATATTTAAAGCCTGATACATGAACATCTATATATTGATCTGATATAAGTTCATTTTGTTCTTGAGTTGGAGATATAGCAGACTGACTACCTGTTGTTATAAAACGAACTCTATCGCCTTTTACAAATCTATAGTCAAATATATTAACATCTGGATTAGGAACTCCTTCTTCACTAACAGCATCAAGAGGTATGTAAGAATCTGACCTACCCTTCAATCCAGCCATACTTATATATATACGATCATCATCAACAGCATCACTTTCATTAACGTGAGCCTTTAATGATCTAAACTGAACAAACTCATCAACAGTATTATTTCTAGAATAAAACCATCTATAATGACTAGCCCAATCAGGAGCTTGATGATTTATTTTCCATAGTATACTAACAGGACCGTTAATATCTATATTAGCTTCATCTATAAGATCATTGTCTATATCTACATCCGCATTTGTTCTTTCTGTAGGAAACTTAACATAAGTTTTTGATTCATCGTCTACAAGAACCGTAGAACATCTACCCTTTTCATCGTAATAAACAAGACCAAAATTATGAAAAGCTCCACTCTTGAAAGAAGATACAGAATTTATACCCCCACCATATTGATTGTAAGGTGTTGTAGCATAAGTAAGCTGTGCTTTATTTTTAAAGTTATTGTTAGATGCTGGTAAATTAGCATTAATATTATTTATTAAAAAACTATATCCAGGAACATTACTACCGTTAGAACTAACCATTCTATATTCATACGCACTTAAGTTAGGGGGTTCTCCAGGAAATACATTTTTCTTTGGGGCCACCCACTCTAATATTAATGTAGTACCATCAACAATAGGTCTTTTGTGCCAAGAAAAGTCATAATCACTTGCTTGTTCTGGCTTATCAGTTCCTAGCCCATCTATATCAGATTCATCATTATAAGATGGTATATCACTACCTGTGACAGGATTTAGTGCAGCTCTTAATTGTTCTGCAACGTGACTCATTTGTGTAGCCACATCTGTTTCTCCAGGAAGAGTTTGAATGTTATAATTAAATCGACAAACATGCTCTTGAGAATCTTGAGCTTTAGCTGTACCTAGTTGGTTAAATTCTCTTCTTACTCTAAACTTCCAGTTAAGATCTATATTAATTGTAGCACCATCACCCCAATTAACTAACCCAAAATTAAATAATAATTTAACTCTAGGAAAACCTGTAACATCACCCGCATTAGAACCAGTATACACACCATTTCCAAGTGGGTTATCGGTAGTGGACTCTGATAAAGTTGGGGTTGAAGAATCAATAACAACCTGTGTTGATTGACCTACTGTATTTAAACTGTGAGAGCTAAAGCTTATATTGGCTGTACTATCACTAGCTATGGTGTCTATAAACCCATCTGAATCTGTGTCAGTACCTAGTGGGTTACCAAGGCCTAATGGATCTGATCCCCACCAAGCATTAATAGTATCTTCATCACTTTGGTTTGTACTAGGATCTATAGTTAAAGTTGGTGCATTTGTTATATTTAAAATACTACCAAGTGTATAAGCTAAATCATTTGTGTTAGATTGTTGGTTGTTAGTCCAATAAGGAAATAAAACAATGGATTGTGCCTCTTCACCTGTTAAAGCTGTTGG